CAACCCTAAACTTGCAGAATACACTAAGAAGATGTTTCCTAATCTTCCCCGTAACGGTATCATTATTGACTAATGAAAACGTATTTGGGATTCTGTACCCAAAGTGGTACTAGGGATGCTTTAAAAGGTAAATACGGAAAATACAGTATACTCAATAGTGAACAGTTTTCTGAGATTAATGTAGTGTCGCCATTTTACGAAAACACAAAAAAGTTACCCGAACGCTACAATCAGTTAATTGAATCTTACAGACACGAAGACTGTATACTTGTATTAACTCACGATGATCTAGTAATTACCGACAAGGATTGGGTCAATAAATTACATAAAGCACTTGAAACGTATGACGTAGTCGGTCTAGCTGGCGGGTCTGATGCTACCATTACCAAGCCTTGTCTGTGGCACGTTATGTGTGCAAATCGTAGCGGTACCGTTACCCATGTAAATACCAGTAACAACAGTACATTTAATACTCATTTTGGCAAAAACGGACGAGTACTTATTTTAGATGGTATCTTTTTAGCTTTTAATCCTAAAAAGCTTTTTGATCAAGGTATAAAGTTTGATGAGAGTAATCCTTGTATTGCGCATTTTTACGATATCGATTTCAGTTTAACTTGCAACAAAAATAAATTTAAACTCGGGACCATTAATATTAGCGCTACTCATTGCTCTCCTGGTCTAAGAGAATACACTCAAGACTGGCTCAAAGGGGAAGCTTGGTTTTTAGACAAATATAACCGTGGAGAATACTAATTTTTACTTTACTATATACACAATATGATTATTAAAGATCAACAAAACTATGACGGCTCTTTTATTCACAAGCGATTTGCTTATAAGTACTTTCGTGATCGTACTCTACCTATCGGTAATATCGTTTCTTTCGCTGCGCCCGTGGAGGTTACTCTCAATCTTATTGACCTTGAGGATTCACTCGAGAAGGATTATATCTATAGCGACTCTATGGTCAATTTCTGCTGGGAGATTCCTAACCTTGATCCCTTCGGAGCAGTTTGCTTTCAGCGTCTATTCAATACTGCAATCGCTAATATTCTACACAAGATAATTAACAAGCCTATTGAAATGAAGGGCGATGATATTATGGTACATGCCGAGCACAATCAAGGCGGTATCGTTCAGCAAAAAGGTAAGGCCTCAGTAAGCATTACCTACTCTAAGGAGAATGTAGCTATCGGTCATACCGGTGTTAATGTTACAGCTGGTAAACGCGCACCCGCTTTTGCTTATAGCACCAATCTCACCCCGGAACAAACCGAGCAATTTCAAAAAGCTGTTATTGATCAATTCTATAGCATGGTAGACAATATCTTTATTGCTACCACTAAAGTTATTGTTTAATGTTCGATTATATCAATAAGGTCCTTTATAAAACTAAAGGGCCTGATACGAGCAATATTAAGGAGAGTGACGAGTTTGTACCTTATATGGTACAGCGTTGGTGCTCGATGCACTCTCCTCAAATTGCTACTCTTATAAATTGTACGAGCAATAGAGTGTGGTCTGCACTCGGGGACAAAGAGATTTGGTTTAACTATATGCACGGAGTTATACCGCAATGCAAGTTTAAGCGTATAGCTTATATTAAAAAGAAGAAAGAGGCTGAAGTAGCAATAAAAAATAAAGACACTTTGCTTAAGGTTGCAAACAGCCTTGAAATATCTTCTCGTGAGGTAAGTCAATACATAGAACAATTTAAACTAGAACTACCATATGAAAAAAAGACTGCAACATAAAATCGAAAGAGGCCTTTCACATTTAAGCAAAGAAGAGCGTAACCAAGCACTTGATGCTAATGAAAACATTGAGCATGATGGAGTTAAAGGTATGGTAAAGCTTGAAGACTATACTAATAGTGATCTCAACCTTACTGGTTGGAAGCTGACTGGGGTTCTTGATGATATCTTAATGTGTCAGTTCGTTGATATTAGCGCAGATGGTACCGAGATTTGTAGAGGCGGTATTTGGGTACCTATTCATACCGGTATGCAAGCATGGCGAGTTGGTAAAGTATTGCTTGCAGGCCCTCGCGCTAAGGTAAAAGTTGGTCAGCACGTTATATTTCCAAGCACGTTTGGTTTGAAAGCTAATAACATAAATAATCTTAAGCACATCGTATTTTTAAATGAAGATCGTATCTTCGGTGTTGCGGAACCGGAATGAGATTATCCCAAACAGCACTTGCTAAATTATTAGAAAAGAACGCCGTGGAACTTAGGTTCACACGGCGTCGTCCTATTGCAGGCTCTCCTCCCACTAGAAGAATGCTTGCAACTAATGATGGTATGCTGTTAAATAGCGCAGCTGGTAAGACAGCTTTAAATTTTAGAACTGCATCTGGTCGACTTAAGTTCAACCCGCAACAAAAAGGATTAGTACTTACTTGGGATATCTTTATGCAGGATTATCGCTTAGTTCCGGCTGAATCCGTCGATGTGGTAAGTGTTATACCAACCACGCCTCCAGAAGAGTTCTGGAAGTATTTTAGTGAGGTACTAAGTAGAATGTCCGCAACTGATAAAGAACAGTTTATGGACAAATAAGATGCTACTTAATCTCGACAACAGCTTTAAAGAACTTTTTCAAAAAGACGTTCAACTCACGCTTAAAAATAAACCTTATAAAAAGGGTAAGTTAATTAATTTTAAGCTTTCAGGTTGCTACTTGTCGTTAGTTATGTTAACGGAAAAAAAGAAAGAAACATTCGAGATTCCATTCCCGTATGCGATTAAAACAGTTAATGGAAAATTGGTGTTTGACTATACTTTAAGTACCCTAGCTGAGCAAGATTATGATTTGCATATTAATTTGAAATCGACCTCGCAAGTTAAAAATTGTAAGTTTTATAACGCAATCCTTACAATTACATCATTGAACTAATTAAGAGTGGTCCTATAATAACGGGATGCTACTTAATAAACCGTTACTTGATTACTTTCCGCAAGGCTTTACGCCTCGACCACATCAAGTAAAAGGTCTCGAAGATATTGAAGCCGCGATTCGAAAGGGTGCTAAGTTTATCATCGTACAGGCCCCTACTGGTTCTGGTAAATCGTTTATTAGTAAGACTCTTTCTAATACTACTAATGAGTGCGAAGCAGAGTATAAGAACTTAGTATTTAATTACCACGCTTTTGACGAAGATTACGATGGAGCGATGAGGAAGTTTCATCCGCACGGTTTATTTGCGCTTACTACTACTAAAGCATTACAAAATCAGTATAAAGACTTGTTTAAAGAGTCTTCTGTTTTTAAAGGTAAGAGTAATTATCAATGCGATGTGGACGAAAGCTTTACTGTAGATATGGCGCCGTGCGTTATATCTCAAAGTTTAAGAAAGTCTTGTTGGGAGGAACATCGCTGCCCTTATTACGAATCTCGTAACAGCGCATTAATTGAACGCTTTACAGTTCTTAACTACGCCTCGTTTTTTAACTTACCTGACCATTTAAAGCGTAGACAAATGATCGTTGCTGATGAATGTTCAGAGCTTGAAGATGAGATGGTAAAGAACTTCTCGACAGTTATCGATTATCGTAAGTTGACTCAAAGCGACGTAAAATTTACTAAGCTTACTTCTGAATTACCTGCGAAGGCGCTAGGCTGGCTAACCGATCTTGCCAACTCTATTAAAGAAGTTATTGATTCGAGAGCTAACCGCGCAAGGTATGAGAATAATAAGATGGAGCTTATTATGCAGCAGGGCCGTAAAGATCTTTATGAGTCTATCGTACATACTATAGACCATTGGGATAAAACTCAATATATCATTGAGAAAGACGCAGAGAAGGCGACGTTCACCCCTCTTAAGATTGATGCATTGAGTCACTGCTTGTTTGATTTTGCAGATGTAGTAATCTTAATGAGTGCTACTATCGTAGACAAGAACATCTTTGCAAAGACTCTAGGTATTAAAGAGTTTGAATATGTTGAGATTGAGTCTACGTTTGACCCTAAGAAGAGTCCTATTTACTGTCATACAAAGTTTCCATTAAACTACAAAACACTCGATAAGAATCTACCTCAAGTGGTGGAGATTGCTAACACTTTAGCTGAAAGTCATAAAGGGGAAAAGGGTATTATACATACTCATTCGTTTGTAATCACTCAAGCTGTTCAAAAGAAACTTAAAGGTAAAAGATACCTATATAGAGAGGAAGGCTCAACTAATGAATCAATTATTAGAGAACACACTCTTCGACAGGATGATACTGTACTAATTAGTCCCTCGTTAACTATGGGTTTAGATCTTAAAGGAGATCTCGGTAAGTGGCAGATTATCATTAAACTACCTTACCCTTCTTTGGCAAGTAAGAGAGTCAAAAAGCTGTTTGATGAAGATCCTAGCTGGTATAAAATGCGTATGTTTATTGCATTAATTCAAGCATGTGGCCGGTGTACGCGAAGCGCTGAAGACGAAAGCGTTACATATATTTTAGACGGATTATCCGCTAACACTATTATTGATAATAAGAAAATACTTCCTAAACACTTCTTAGATCGCGTTGTATAAGTATACGTGTGCAGAAGTATACATACCACTGGGAAGTAAAGGATTTATTAACGCAGTTTCTCCAGGCCTTTGACGGTGCTATTGTTAAAAGATATGATAACACCAGAAGAGCCGGACAAACGGTAGGTGTTCGTTATGTGTACTCTCCGAAGCAAAGAGTGCTTTTTGATCTTGTAGACAAAGCACAACATATAACTTTACCAGCTGTATCGTTTTGGATAAATTCTATCAGTAGAGATCCAGAGCGGGTTTTTAATAAGCTTTACGGTCAATACTGGAACAACAGTTTTAATAAATCTTCCTCAGAAAAGAATTTACAGCCAGTACCTATTAATATAGAAGTATCAGTCTCTATATTAACTAAGTTCCAATCTGATATGGATCAAATTCTAAGTAACTTTGTTCCATATAGCGATCCTTACTTTGTAATTTCCTGGACTCGGGAAGGGATGGCTGATTTAGAAATACGTTCTGAGGTTCTCTGGAATGGAACACTCGCGATGACGTACCCTACTGAGCAAGTTGCGACTCAGCCTACCCGGGTAATATGCGATACATCTTTTACAATTAAAGGGTGGTTATTTAAAGCTGATGCTGACCCGGTTGGAAGAATATTTAAAATTGATAGTAATTTTTATGCAGTTTCCGGTACCCCTACTTTACAAAATATAGAATATCTCACAGATCCAACCAGTACTGAGTCATTTGTACTTTCTGCAATACCACGTATACCTTATGCGAATCGTTGGATTACTCCTATCACTCTTCCAGGAACAGTAGAGCTATATGGAGATATGTACACCCACACTACAAGTGTGTTTCTTAGTGGTAATAATTGTATGTTTGGCCCGCTAAGTACAGCATTTATTATTAACCCATTTGCACTATCTCCTTCGTTGTCTGCCGGGTATCCAGCTTTATCCGGAGTGGTCCCGGTAGTTAGCTACAGTGTACAAAGTGATAACAAAATGGTAGTAAACTACCCAGCGCCATCAGCAATCGGTTTCTTTGATGTTATTGTCGTTAACGATGCTGGCTACACTAAATTGTCTGTCGATTCTTATAACATTAATTTAAGTACCCAGTATCCTTATATATCGGGTATACAAGTAACATAATATGGCGCTCGTAACAAACGGTTTAATTAATTGGTTAGATGCTAGTATACTATCTCTTTCTGGGTTTAGTAATAACCAGACTTTATTAGATTCTTTTATACCGGATCAAGTGGGTACAAACACCTGGCACGGCTCAAACGGTTATAGTATGTATGTTGCTACTAACGCTAGTCCTTTAGGAGACAAACCTGTTATTCGATTTGTAACTGGAAACTTAACCCCGAGTAATTTTAACGATTACTTAAACTATAATGCAATAACTGTAACAATAGCTGCTAAACGTACCGGAGCAAGCTACACTAATGGTTGGCAAGGTTTATTTAGCTTACCTTTTTATAATACCGGCCGCGGGGTTGAAGGGGTTTCTTTGTTCTCGATTACCAATAATAATAATGTAGGGGGGTTTAATAACTGGGGTACATACGGTGGTGTAGTAACAACTGCATCTGCTAGCGCTATGAATTTAAATGCTCCGTACGTCGTGAGCATGACTGTTAACCCCGACACTTCTGGTACTTTTTATACTAACACTTCTGCAACTGGTACGTTTACTAATACTAAAGCTCAAGGCTATTACGGTCTTGGCGGATTAGAGAGTGCTGAAGGATTCTTTGTTGGTGATATATATGAAGTATTAGTTTATAATAGAGTATTATCTTATTCTGAAGTATCCGCTAATTCAAATTATTTAATCAATAAGTGGTTTCCGGCGTCGCCTACTCCTACGCCTACGATTACCCCGACGCCAACGATTACGCCTACCCCTACGATCACACCTACTCCTACTATAACGCCCACTCCAACTATAACACCTACTCCAACTGCAACACCGACCTCTACGCCGACAGTAACCCCTACACCAGAGCCAACTGTAACACCTACTCCTACTATAACGCCCACTCCAACTATAACACCTACTCCAACTGCAACACCGACCTCTACGCCGACAGTAACTCCCACACCAGAGCCAACGGCTACCCCAACGCCTGAGCCGACCGCAACACCTACACTTACTTTAACACCGACCCCGACAGTAACTCCGACTGTCACTCCGACTCTGACACCAACTTCATGCTATGTTAGTGAAGGCTTAATACTTAACTATGAAACAAATGATTCGTTGACTTATAATGGATCTGGTTCTGTTATATATGATTTGAGTGGAAATGGATTGAGTGGTAGTTTAAGTAATGTTTCATATACAGATCCATATTTTGATTACAATGGTAGTAGCTCACAAATTACCATACCGGATAATGTAAAACTGGAACCGAGTAGTGGCGATTGGACTATGGAAGTATGGTTTAATACTACCGCGTTTAAAACCGGCGCTGCTGGTGTTATATTAGGAAAATTTGATCCAGGTGGATTGTCTGCGGATGTTTCATACTCAATCAGAACAAACAATACTGGAGTGTTATATGCTCAAATCGGTTCGGGCACGGCTTCTGTTGTAAATAGTACAACATATCAAACGGTGTTGAACACTTGGACGCATGTTGTGTATGTTTGGAAAAATATTCCCGCAAATACTTTAGAAACTTATATTAATGGATCGAGCATCGGCATTGTTTCTCACACATTACCGTCTATACTAAATACGTCAACAAACTTATATATTGGTTCTTATAATGGCGGTGAATTTCCTCAATATTTCAATGGTAAGATTGGTACTGTAAGATTGTATAATACGGCATTATTATCTTCCGATATAGTCCAAAATTATAACTGCGGAACACCTTATTTTTACAACTTATAATAATACCTGGACTAGTGTAAGAACAAGCCATATGTTCTTAGCTAAACGTAATTTTACTGCTTAATAACTTAAAATTTAACCCATTAATTCAAACTTTATAAATAGTAAGTGGTTTGCATATCTTTAAAAATAGTTTATAATAAACGTTTCCACCGTAAATATATCTAAATGGCCGACGACATACAACCTAATTTCTTTACAAAAGCATTTAATAGCTTTGTAAACAAGCTTCCTTATTCAAGCGGCGGCGGAGCTGTTACTACTGCAAAAGAACTTAATCCTAAGTTTGATACGTTTCATAAAGTAGGTAGCTCTCAAAAAGATAGAGTTTATAAACAAGCTGTATCTACTTCAGATCAACCAGGTTTACCTTCCCTAGAGGGGGTAGTAGTTAATAAAGCTTATCACGATTACCTATATGCTTTAATTGATACCGATAAACCTAAGCGTTTATCCGATTATCGTATTATGGCATCTTATGCTGAAATTAGTCATGCATTGGATGAAATTTGTGACGAAATGTTAGTTAAGGATGAAAAAGGTAAATATTGCGCTTTAACTCTAGCAGAAGGTAAAGATGAAGTTATTGTAAAAGAACTTCAAAAGAATTTTAACCAATTAGTTGAACACTTTAATATTGATAACAAAGGTTTTGAATACTT